GTAACACTAGAATCAATAGCAACTGTGACTGTGTTCGTTGCAGCAGAAGTATCAATACCTGTACCCCCAGCCACTGTTAATGTTTCACTATCTAGATCAATCGCAATCGTTCCAGAGTCAGAAGTGACATCTAAGTCTTGTGCTGTTAATTGTGCATCGACATAAGCCTTAATGGATTGTTGAGAAGCAACAGATGTGGCACTATCAGAGGCCATGTCATCTTCATCTTTAAAGGCAGTACCCGATAGAGAGGTATTAAGGACAGGTGAGGTAAGAGTCTTATTGGTAAGGGTTTCTGTGCCAGTGAGAGTCGCAAAGTCAGCGTCAGTCATGGCAGTATTAAACTGGGCTTTTGTTCCTGTAAGGGTGTTGTTGGTTAAATCAATACTCTTGTTTGTCAGAGTAGATGTACCACTTTCGACAAAGGCTTTGGTTGATTGTTGAGAGGGTGGTAACAGAGCACTATCACTCGCCATGTTATCTTCGTCAATAACAGGAATAGCGGGGTTAGTGAACGTAGATCCTACATAAACATCAACTGTGGTATCTCCACTGTCTATTGTTCCAGAATCAAAAGTAAAAGTTATGGTTGTGTTAGGAGAGGAGTAGGATGAAGTGGCAATCTTTCCATAGAGAGTTCCCGTATTTGTACCTTCAACTTTAACTCTACGACCTACATGATGAGAAGAAGTAATATCGGCAGCAACAGTAATCGAAGTAGCAGAGGCTCTAGTAAACGTAGTTGTGCCATCAGCATCTCCTAATATAAACCATTCTTTGTCGTTAAATCCGTCTCTAATGTCTTTAACAATCTCACGCATGGAGTTGTTAACTGCACTAGGACTCATCCCTTCTGCCAACGAACTACTATTAACAGATGTGTTATTAGCAGCGGTTGTGCTATATTCTTTGATTGCCATTTATTCTCCTTTTAAGTTATTATACAACATTACTGTTGTTCTTTGTTATAATATGGTGATCTTTCTAGTGCCATAGTTCCACCCAAGAAACTTCTTAATCTTTTTTTCAAGGCATCTGATTTGCCAAATTCTTTTAATAATTTTATCCCTTGTTCTGAAGTTAACATTGTTGCTAAGTTTTTATAAGTTTGACTTAATTTTACAGATTGAGAATAGGCATCGATAGCACTAAAAGGTTTAGCTGAAAGTGTTTGTGATATCATTGAAAACAAGTTACTAGAAAAGTCTGCTTTTCTCGCTTCTCTACCTGAAGTAGGCGATCCAACCACAGGTTGTAATTCCATTTGTTTTAAAATTTTAACCATACTATCAAATCCTTGTCTAACACCACTAACATTTAATCCTCTTGATCTTGCAGATTCTTCTAATATAGCTAAAACATTTTGACGTGTTTTAGGATTGGCAAACAAGTCATTATAAAGTTTAAAACCTGGGTTTTTAGATTTATAGGTAGAGTTTGTAATCATTTGATCTAATAAATATCCAGCCATTTTAGGAAACGCTGTTTTATCTTGTTTATTTAAAGCTGCAGCAACTTTTTGTATAGAAGTTGGTGTTACTTTACTTGGATCAAAAAGAATATTATTTATAGTATTATAAGTAACTTTTGTTGTTACAGGATCTAATACTTCTTTTAAAGGATCTACAATAGTTTCTGATATTTGTCTATATGTGTCTTTTGCTTTTTTATAAGCGGGGCTTGCAGCTTCAACTATTTCTTCTAATTGATTTTTATATTCAACCAATGAAGTAGCTGTATTACTTTTACCACCACCTTTTGCATATAAAGCACTAATTTTATCTTCTGTATTTCTAATAATTCTATCTAATGTTTTAACTGATAAATTTTTATTTTGTCCTATTTGACTTATCAATGAATTAAGTTGAAGTTTTAAAGGATCTCCTTTATTTAAAGTTTTAGCTTCATTAGATAATGCTTGAGTAAAACCCTTAAATGTTTTTGAATTTATTATTTCTAATTCGGCTGATTTGTAGTTGGCGACTTTACTTCTATGTTTTTTAGCTTCTTTTATAGCGGCGTTAGTTGCGTCTTTTACTGTTTTAAAAACACCCATTGGTTCTTTAATTTCTCCAACGATATCTTTTAATTCGCCTAAAACTGACTCAGGTATTTGACCTGTTCTTTTTTCAATAAAATCTGATAATTCTCTTCCTGCGGGTGAAGATGCCACATCTCCCGCTACTTGAGAAAAAGGTACTCCACCTACCGCCTCACTTGTTGTTAAAGGCATACCCATTTCACGACTTTTAGTAAGCAATTCTTCTGCTTCTTTTAATCTTTTACTGTCAGGGACAGCTTCTTGGACTACTTTCCCAGTTCTTCCTTTTCCTAAAAATGGGATGCTTGCTAAATAAGTTACAAATCCAGCAACATCTCCATACCCTTCTTTTGTTAAATATGAAACACCTGCATCAAGTGATGCAGCTCCTCCTGTAATTAACATCTGATATAATTTCAGACCAGTGCCAGGTATATATTCTCCTAATCTTTGAGCGTACTCTCCAGCAAAAGTTTCGGGTTCAGCTTTATACAATTTATCAAAAGCAGTCATTATATCCGAATAAGTCGGTAAAAATTTTATAGGTTGATCTTTTGGTTCTGCGATCCCTTTATATTCTTGATATTTTTGTACACCAGTTCCTATACCGCTTTGTATTAAACCGGGTAATCCTAGTACACCAGCAGTTCCCATTTTTAAACCTTCTGCAAAGTTTTTCCCAGCATCAATAATATAATCACTAAAAGATACATCTTTTTTATCTTTGCTTGTAATGGTGCTGCTAATAGCTTGATCTTTAAAAATTAAATCAAATTCATCATCTACACTTAAAACATTTTGATTGTTTTGATTGTTGGTATTTTGACTTTTAAAAATTAAATCAAATTCATCCATTTTTAATATTTTCCAATTAGTTGATTAAAATCAACTCCAAAGTAATTAGATGTCATTTGTTTAGCTACATTATTAAATTGTTCATCACTCATTCCTTGATATTGTGGGTTTTGTGAAATTTCATTTTTAAATTGTTTAAATTTATTAACAATAGTTGATTTCATATCTGATATAGATAATTTATTTTCCAAGCTATTATTTTTGTTAAATAAATCATTTTGGTCAAGTCCTAAAAACTCTTGTTTGTTATTTAAGAAATAATTAGTTCTTGCTCTAACTAATAACAATTCCTCTTTGAGAGAACTTAATTTTGATAAATATTGTGTTGGAGAATCTTTAAACGGATCGGGGTATCCTTTTGACAATCTTTGTGCTTCCGCTTCAGACATTTGAGCACCAGTAATATATTTAATGTATTCGTTTAATGCTTGAGCTGAATTTCTTTTCCATGCAGAATATTTTTCTAAATCTTCTTTTTCTTTTGGGGATAATTCAACACCAGTTTTTTCTAATATAGAATTTAGATAATTTTCAACTCTAGTAGGGTATTGTAAATAAGCTGGATCAAATGATTCTTCTATTCTTGTGATAGCATCGAATTGTTTTGCTGATTGAAGTATATTTTCTTCTAAAGATTTTTTAGTTCCTTTTTCTATGGTTGGTAATGCTTGTTCTCCATAACCACCAACTAAAGTTGGAGTAATAGAAGTACCTTCTGGGCCTGTAGTTACAGTATATCCAATTTGACCTCCTTCGTATGGATAATACAAAGGATTGCCTTGTTCATCGGTACTTAATTCTTGTCCTTTAGGAACAAATCCAGGTTTACCTGTTTTAGCATCAATAACTTTTACAGAACCGGGGGGTGTTGGCTCTGCCATAATATCTTTAATAGTTCCTAAAGCTCCTAATGTTCCTAAAGATTTTTGTAAATCTTGTTGATATCCAGCTTGTAATCCGCTGGTATATCCGCCACCAGCCCCTGCTAATACTTGACCTAAAGATACAGGTTTGTCAGTATAACCCATATAAGGTTGTATTCCTTGAGTTGCACCTAGTAATCCCATTTGTTTAGGTGTAGACATTCCTAACAATCCTTTAGGTTGTTCTTGTATTTTTCCTAAGGTTTGTAATGCTTGTTGTTGCATTATTAAATCTAAAACACTCATTAAAATAAAGCTCCTAATAACCCGCCACCAATAGCTCCCATTTTTCCTGTCATACCCGGAACTAATCCAGCAAGTTGAGCACCACCTAATGCACCACCTAATAGGTTAGCACCTAAGTTTCTGTAAATAGGTTGTTGTGATACTGTTTGTTGAGATGTTGGAGCACCAATCGATGCTAAGTATTCTCTTAGTTTAGTATAAGGTTTTTGTTGTTCGAATTGGAATCGTTGCATTGCATCAGCTAGTTTAGCTTCTTCTAATGCTTCACGTTGTTGACCTACTTGTGCTAGTTGACCAATATCTGCATAATCTAATGCAGCTAACTGAGGTGCTAATTGAGCAGCTTGTAATTGTCTTTGTCTTTCTTGTTGATATGCACCACCATAAATCTGTGATGCGAGATCGCCCATTCTTCGACCAGCAGTCTCTGCCATTGCAGCAGATCCATAACGACCACCTTTTGCAAACATCGAACCTAATTGACTTTGGACATCACCTGCGGCTCTTTGAAATGTTTGTTGTAGATACGGGTTAGTTGCTGGATCTAGATATTGACCAGATAAAATATTTTGAATCTCTTGTTGGGATGAACCTAATAGTGGACTACCCGCTAATGCTCTTTGTTCTTGTAACTGTAATGCAGCTTCTGTTTGACCAGAAAAAGGTGTGTAAGTAGCCTCTGGAAAGTATTGAGGTACATCTGATTGATATAGCTGTTGTGCTTGTCCTAATGCTTCTTCGTAATATGGTTTAACAAACTCCGAAGGTTCTGCTGTTACTGTCGTTGCTTGTTGTGTTGGTTGTGATCCTTTACTCATTTTAGTTCCTTTACAAAATATACTGCTTGAGGTTCATAGTCTCTCAAAACTTTTGTCCATCCTTTCCTTCCAACAATCTCTAATCGTTGGCAGTTGTTTCTTTTGGCCCAATCTTCGACTTTACTTGTCACTAGGTCTAGCCATGATTCCATATTAGAGCCACCAGCTAAAACCCAACGCAATACCCTCAGTTGAGGATAATCGCAAACCTCAGTAACAAAAGATGCTTCTATTCCGTCATTCCAACTAATCCATAGTTGCATCCTATTTTGCTTTATATACTCAAGTATATCATAACTAGAGTATGATCCGTCTAAGGCTTTTTCTATTTGAGGTTTAACTTGTGACCAAATAAACTCTAAATCTTCTACAGGTACTTGTGTTATTACCCTACCCAATGATGACATATTTAAATGTTCTTGTGCTTGAACCAGATCCATGATTCATAGTCGCTGTTCCATTGCCAATATTAGTAAAATGAACATGGGCATTAGCAGCATTATTGGTTATAGGCATTAAAAGAATAACACTATTACCACCTATTCTTGCATCTGTTAAAGTAGTCGTTGTGCTAGAGTTTGTTAAGGTTATTTCACCAGTAGAATTTAACTTGCCATCAATCGTGTTATTTAAGGCACTAGAGATTAAACGTAAATGTTGTCCATGATCGGGTATCGAGAGGGGTACATTAAGAAACTGATTATTAGCCATTATCTTTTTCCTTCTGGTCTTGCTTCAATATCCACACCACTGAGTGTATCAAAGTTTCCGTTCACTGTCACTCTGAGTCGGTGATATCGACTGTTTGTTCTTAAAGGACAATCTCCACTATCCGTAACGGAGACTGCTGTACCTTGTGTGGCGGCATTAACTTGAGAAGCTCTACTAAAAGGTGTGACTGTTACTGTGGTATTCTCACCATTAGCATCCACAATAGGTCGTGCATTGATTAGTGTAGAACGTCTCCCTTGTACACCTTCAAACTCTGTTGTATCGACAGTCGCAGATAAACTGCCACCTAAGAATTTACCAAACTTATTATTACTATCAAATCCTGCTAGACCAATAACTCCTTCACCATAGAAGTAAGAATCTAGTGATCTAGGTAATCCATCTAAATCACCTAACACATCTAGTGACTCAAGAGTATTAAAGGCTTCTTGAGAAGCAGAACTAATAAACTGTAAATCTTGTCCAGATCCTGTTGACCATTTATCGACAGCATAGTTATAAATTAAAAACTTGTTATTGATTGTACCACCACCTGTCGCACCACTACCACGATATGACCAAATAACAATCGAGTTGTTTGGATCAACAGCAGAAGTAATACCTTCAAAGTTAGAGGTGATATCATCAAAGAAAAATTCATTAACACGACCAGCACCAATAGGTGTTAATTGTTGGCCACCTGTTAATTTATAGAATCCGTCTTGTGCTAGGAAGAATATTGTATTACCAAAAGAAGCAATCGCTTTAGGAGCAAATGCACCAATATTATCTGCAATCTTGTTAAATGTAAAAATTAAAGGAGTACCTACGTATTCAACACGATAGATAGCTCTTTCCATAAAGATCACACCAGAACTTTCACCACCGACAATTCCTTGTACTGAACCATGAGTACCAACAATGTCTTGATAACCCGATTGAGTTGTTTGACTAGGTGTCCAGTCTGTAGCATCGTTTAACGCAGACCATTTAACTCGTTGATTATAAACAGTTGAACTTTCTTCTGTATAACCAGCAAAAACAAAATCTCTAATCACTGCTAAGTATTTAGCCTTGACTGATACTAAATCAGAAAAAAGAGTATCTACTCCTTCATCAAACTTCTGTAAGTTGTCAGCAAAGTTAGC